GTAATGATTGAAGCAATGAGTCTTGGTACACCAGTTGCAGCATATGATGTTACTGGACCAAAAGATATTGTTGTAAATGGATTGAATGGATATGTTGGAACTAGTTTATACGAATGCATTGAAGGCTGTTTGTATTTAAATAGAGTTAAAGTACAAGAGTCTTCAAAGAAATGGACTTGGAAGAGTTGCTGGGATATTTTTAAAGATAACTTAATTAGAGCGAGATAAAATGTCAAAAATAAAAAACGTAATGTTGGGAAGAGATGAATTTAAACCATTCAATTATCCCTGGGCCTATGATGCATGGCTAAAGCATGAGCAATCGCATTGGTTGCATACCGAAGTACCAATGGCAGAAGACGTAAAAGATTGGAAGAAGAAGCTAACAGAACAAGAAAAGTCATTTCTTACACATATATTTCGATTTTTCACGCAAGGCGACATTGACGTTGCTGGCGGTTATGTTGGAAATTATTTACCACATTTTCCTCAACCAGAAGTAAGAATGATGTTGCTTGGATTTGCAGCAAGAGAAGCATTACACGTTGCAGCATATTCGCATTTGATTGAAACACTAGGATTACCAGAAACAACTTATAGTGAGTTTCTAGAGTATCAACAAATGCGAGAGAAGCACGAATATCTTTTAGACATTTCATCAAAGAATGGAAACAGAGGATCTATTGCAAAGCATATTGCTGTGTTTTCTGCATTCACAGAAGGTATGCAATTGTTCTCTTCGTTCATTATGTTGTTGAACTTTCCAAGACATGGAAAGATGAAAGGTATGGGACAAATCATCACCTGGTCAATTGTTGATGAAACACAACACGCTGAGTCCATGATTAAATTGTTTAGAACTTATATTGAAGAAAACAGAGAAATCTGGAACGATGAATTAAAATCAGAGATATATACTATCGCAGAGAAAATGGTTCAGCTAGAAGATAAGTTTATCGATTTAGCATTTAGTATGGGTCCAATGGAAAATTTATCTTCAGAAGACGTTAAAGAATACATTAGATATATTGCTGATCGTAGACTTATTTCGCTCGGTATGAAAGGAATCTTTAAACGTAAAAAGAATCCTTTGCCTTGGGTTGAAGAAATGATCAATGCGCCGACACACACTAACTTTTTTGAAAACCGTGCTACAGACTATGCAAAGGGTGCATTGAGTGGTAAATGGGATGACGTATGGGGTAAAGCAGCATGATCACACTTGAAACACTTGTAACATTAGCAAAAGAAGTCGAAATGGAAGATCCAATCGATTGGGGAATGCTAACCATTAATGAAGAAGATGCATATCGTTTGATTGGTGCATCTATTCTAGAAAAGTTCAATGAACCATGGCAGATTGAAAATCAAGTAGCAATGCTTGCAACAATTACAAAGCTAATTGTAGAAAATTTCGTTCTAAATTTAAAAATTAGACAAAAGGAATAATATGGCATTTCTCGTAGCAAATCTTCCTCCAGTACATTGTTATGTTAGGAAAGAATTTCTTTATGACTTTGAAAAGGGATTTTTTGAATACGAACCTTGCATTTGGGTTTCTCTCAAATCAATTCGTGGACAAGCATTTCGTATAGAAGCATATCTTCCAAGATATGGTGCGCTATATGATAAGTTGCCTCTTCATGCATATGTCTCACGAAATAAGAATTTAGATGCTAAGAAGTTTCTTCCTTTAGACTATCTTCAAATTTGGGATTGCTTTAGTCACGATATTACTGTGATTAAGAAATCATTTCTTTCGAATTTAACAGCAAAATTTTACGCAAAGAATAAAGAATGGTATAGTGGTGGATATCTATTCACTGTAGACAACGGTGCTCCAGACTCAAATATTTTGGATACTACATACGCAGAATGGCCAGAAGACCACAAGTCTTTTAATTTTATCGAACTAGATAATGGGCAATATGCAGCGCAACCAAATAATCGTACAATATTTTTGGATGCAGCATCAAATCCTAAAGAGTTGATTTTTCCAGATTTTAAAGTTTGCACTAAGAAATATATTGTCGAACAAAATTCAAAATGGGCTTTAGGTGACACCAATACAGTTACTTACGAATAGAGAGGGACACATATGTCAAATTTTATAGTTTTTTGCGAGTCATGTGATGCGGAATATAAATTAGTTCCGATGGGCGATGAGTTTAGAGATCCACCAACAGTATGTTCATTCTGTGGATCAGATTTAGATGATAACAATGCTGTCGATAGTCAAGAAGAATTAGACTTTGATGAAGAAGATGAAGAGAACTGGGAAAAACTAGTTGAAGAATCTTTCAAAGATAATTCTGAATGGGAAGATAATTGATTGTTGGTGGAATCGATTATTCGATGACTTCTCCGGCGTTATGTGTTTACAATACAGACTCTGGAGAATTTAAATTTGATAATTGTACATTCTATTTTCTTACACAAAGTAAGAAGTATGAAATAGACACCGAAAACATTCATGGAATGCTTTTTGAATACGATGATGAAATGCAAAGGTATGACATTATCTCTAGTTATTTTCTCGATAGAATAATGGAGAATGAAGTTGACAAAGTGTACATGGAAGACTATTCTATGGGATCAAAGGGCCGAGTGTTTCACATTGCAGAGAACACAGGAGTTTTGAAATATCGCATGTGGAGTTTTGGAATTCCTTTTCAAACAATTGCACCCACAGTGATTAAGAAATTTGCAAGTGGAAAAGGCAACGCTAACAAAGAGCGTATGCAAGAAGTATTTGAAGAGCAAAATGATGTGAAGCTAAAACAATTGTTTAATATGACTGATAAACAATGGAATCCATCTTCGGATTTAATAGATGCGTACTACATATGTAAGTATGGACTGAATGATAACACACTACAATAAGGTACATTATGGAAGATGATAAGCCAATTTCGATTTTTAATTTTAATGATAATAAAAAATCAAGACCGTCAAAAGCAATAGCACAATTACACACATTCTATCTTACTGGTCCAATTACTAGTCCAGAAGATTATATCGAATGGTTTGAAACTATTCGAAATGCATCTCAGATGGATGTTATAAAAATTCACATCAATTCTCAAGGCGGAGATCTATTCACCGCAATTCAATTTTTGAGAGTTCTTGGAGAATCACAAGCACACATCATTTGTTCCGTAGAAGGCGCTTGCATGTCTGCAGCAACTATGATATTCTTACCAGCAGATACACATGAAATCTCAGAACATTCCATGTTTATGTTCCACAATTACTCTGGTGTCACTATGGGTAAAGGTGGAGAGATGTACGATAATATTACATACGAGCGCAAGTGGTCTGAAAAGATTCTACGCGGATCATATGAAGGGTTCTTGACCGAAGAAGAAATCAAATCTATATTAAACAATAAAGATATTTGGATGACAGGTGAAGAAGTTATTAAACGATTGAAGAGTAAAAAAGTAGAGAAATCTGCTCAAAAAACTAAGGTGAAAAAAGATGACATTAAACCAGAACCAGTTGCAGTCGAACAGCCAGCAAACGATAAGCCAGCAGTCAAACGACCAGTTAGACAACCAAGAAAGCCAAAAGAGTGAAAGTGTTTTTCTAGTATCATCCGCAATTCATGCGAAGCATGGAATTTATGATACAGAAACGCGATTCAAACAAACAATCGAAACCTGTAAATCTATTCGCGAAAGATGTGATGCCAAAATCATCATTCTCGATGGAGGTCATGAAGATTTAACTTCTGAAGAGAAAGCTGAATTAGTTGATTATATTGATGAATTCTTCACTTTTAGTGAAGAAGATATTGTTAAACAAATTCAAAGCATTCCCAATCATGATATTGTAAAGAACATGATTGAATTGGTCATGTTCGGTTCGTTCTATGATAGTGTGTGCGAACAGGGTTGGAGAGACAAATATAAACGAATCTTTAAAATGTCTGGTCGATATACTTTAAACGATACATTTAATTATCAAAAGCACATGGATGCTAAAGATAAGATTATCATTCGTGGTCCATACACTAGTCAATTTAATGCAGACATTACTGGTGGAGTAACACTCCAATATATGTCGCGACTTTGGAGTTTCGATGCATTCTTATTACCATATATTCGTGACATTTATGTTGATATGTTCGAACAAATGAACGATAGACTTGCAAAGGGAGGATATATCGATCTCGAACATTTGTTATTCCATAATTTGGACATTAATCTAATTGAGAATATTGGCGAACTTGGAATTGATGGCAATATTGCTCCCAACGGCGCGAGGATTTCAGATTGAACTATAAAATTTTTCAAATATATTTCGAGAAGGATCAAATCGAAAAAATTGATCCTTTGTTTACACCATTTGATAACACAGAGAATCTTAATCCAGAATTACGAGAGTATCAATCATTTAAAAGAATCTATGAAGAAGGTCATACAAAAGACTTAGACGCATGGGGAGTATTTGGTCCTCGATGGAATCAAAAGTTGAAATATTCTGCTAATCATATTCATAATGCGATTAAAAGCAATCCTGGACGTGATGTTTACATTTTCAATTTTGCTAAAATCGTTTGTGCATATCATTATAATGTTTGGGAGCAGGGTGAGCCTCACCACAAAGGTATTGTTCCTGTATCTCGACATGTATTGAATAATATTGTTGGTAACGATAAAGTAATTGATACGGTCATGTATGAAGATACGATGTGCTACTCAAGTTATTTTGTTGCAACAAAAAAGTTTTGGAATGAATATATGCCCTTTTTGTATAAAGTCAAAAAAGAATTAGATAATCTTCCACCAGAATTAGATAAAATTTATAAGTCTAGTGCAAAGTATGGGAGAGATATGAGTCTAAATTTGTTTCCTTTCATCATTGAAAGGATGTTCTCTTCATATCTTATCATGAACAACAAGTGGAAGGTATATCACGAATCTTACGATTATAGTCTTTATAATCTTCCTAATGGTTATGATAGATTGATTAGTGCATTGAATGGTGTAAAAAGAAAAGAAACTTTAGATCAGTGGTTAATATTCAGAGAATATTTCTTTGTGCGATATCCACAATTTTTGGATTTGGAATAGTGTTAAATGAAATTTTTCGACCTACTATAGAATGGATCAAAGATGATTACAAATCAAATCGTACTAGGTTTGTTATGGAGTTATTTGCTTGGGCTATTAGTGTTGGGTGTGCTGCTACGATGGCTGGAACAGTACCAAACCCTCCACTTATGGCTCTTTATCCCGCTTGGATTACTGGTTGTGCTATCTATGCCTGGTGTTCTTGGTCTCGCCGCTCATTTGGTATGCTCGCTAACTACCTTCTGCTCGTCACCATTGACGCCACAGGCTTGATAAGAATGCTTTTCTGACTTGACATTTTTCCATGGAGAATATATCATGATCGTTGAACTTATAAAAGATCCAGAGACAGGAGAATTAATTCTTCCACTTTCCGATGAGATTTTTGAAAATTTGGGGTGGAAAATTGGCGACACAATTCAGTGGATTGACAACAAAGATGGGAGTTGGACTATGAAGAAAATTGAAGAAACTCAATTGGTTCTTGTTGAAACCGTTTCTATGTTTCGAAAAAGGTATATGGTAGAAGTTCCTGTCGGTGCAGATGAACAAGGAAACGACAAATCTTTATGGGCACTTGATACAGTAACTTGCAATGAAGCAAAAGAATTTAGTCAAGAGCATTTGGGTGAAACAATTGTCAGTCATCGAGTTGTTTCTAAGAAAGAAGCAATGTCACTATGTGATGTAGATAATGCTTATGCAAGTAATTGGAATGATGATATGAAAGTAAAAGCATTTTATACTCCTTGGGAAGATAAAGAATGAAAGTTTATATTAATAATTATCGCGATCATTGGCTATCTCCATACACGGTTTTGGAGAAAGTTTTCTTTTGGAAAAAAGAAATCGACTACGATGATCCAACGATTGTCAAATGGGCAAAGAGACTTGAGCCAGCAAGCAAAGCACTTCTAAAGTTTTTAGATTTTGTGCATCCAAAAATTAATTATATAAAGATTGACAAATGGGACACTTGGTCAATGGATGCAACACTCGCACAGATCATTCTTCCAATGCTCAAGCAATTAAAAGATACTAAGCATGGTGCTCCATTTGTTGATGATGAAGATGTTCCAGAAGAATTGCGAAGCACATCAGCGCCCCCAAAAGAGGATGACTGTAGTATTGATGACAATCATTTCAAGCGTTGGGATTGGGTTCTTGATGAAATGATTCAAGCATTTGAATGCAAGATAACCCAAAATTGGGAAGATCAATATTCTACTGGAAAATGTAATTATATTTTCGTCAAAGATGAAGCTGATGCAAATATTTCAAAAATGGTAGAAGGTCCTAATCATACTAGGAAAACAGATTGGGCTTCACTTGAAGCACATTATAAAAGAAATAGAAATGGATATCGACTCTTTGGGAAATACTACGAAGGTCTATGGGATTAATAAGACTTTCTGGAATCTATAAATAATTGATAGGAAGCGTCAATTAATTTATTATTAAATTCATTTTCTGCGTTGATTAGATTCTCTAAAAACACTTTATTTGCATCACCCAGAACAAACTTTTGAACGAAATCTCGTTTTGAAACTTGAATCCAATCTACAAATGTTTTTAGTTCTGAGATTTTTGACATGATTCTTCCTTTTTTTTAAAGAATGTCTATTATTTATTAGGGAGAAAAGATCATGGAGTTTCTAACAGAAGATGTTGTAAAACAGTTACTACCAAAAGTAAAAAATCTACAAGAGTGGTATGAAGAATTGCTTGGCGTTCTTCCTCAATACGAAATTGATACGCCAAATAGAGTTGCAGCATTTGTTGCACAATGTGGACATGAATCGGCTGGATTCACGATATTACAAGAAAATCTAAATTACTCTGCAGACGGACTAAAAAAGATTTTTGGTAAATACTTTCCAACAGCAGAAATTGCAAAACAATACGCAAGAAAGCCAGAGATGATTGCAAATAGAGTTTATGCAAATCGCATGGGCAATGGAGATGAAGACTCTGGTGATGGATACATGTATCGTGGACGTGGTATTGTACAAATTACTGGTAAGAACAATTACTCGAAATGTTCCATTGCGCTATTTGAAGATGAATCGCATTTGCTAGAGAATCCAGACTTGTTGCTAGAGCCACACTACGCAATGCATTCTGCTTGTTGGTTCTGGAATGCTAGCCATCTAAATGCATTAGCAGACTCTGGTGACATAAAGACAATGACAAAGAGAATCAATGGTGGATACATAGGTTTAGAAGATAGACTTGCACATTATAATCACGCATTAGAGGTTTTAACATGACAAAAGGTGATAATATGAAAATTGATAGTTGGAGCGCAGCAATTGGATTGATTTTAGGCTTTGCTTCATTAAGCGTAATTGTTTCAATGTTGACTATTTTTTCGATAAATGTCATATTTGGAACTTCGATTCCAATAGAATTTGAATCTATTGTAGCAATGTCTTGGTTGAGTTTTATAGTTGGCGCAATCATGAAAGACGTTCGAGGAAAATAGGCGACATGTTTTATGTCTACGGTGCTTACAATAGCAAAGCGACAGACAATGTTGAATTAGTTTTATCGGTATGTAGAAGACCCTATAAGATTTTTATTTTGGGAGAAGACTACACAGTGCAGCAATTGCTAAGATTAGTTCCTGATACAAAACACTTGCCACACATATACGATGGATTAAAATACATTGGTGGAGTTAGTGACCTATTTCAATATTTGGAAATCGATGTTTCTAAAAAACAACAGAGCGAAGAAAAAAAAGTTGACAGTGAAGGAGATGCGTGATACTATAGTGGTATGTGATGAAAAAATTGTGGAGAACTCAATGAAAAATGATGGTTTATATTATAAACTTGCGAATGACACAGAGAAACAAGAGTTTCGTGAATGGATCAAGTCCCATTTAAAAATGGGTAAAGTTGTTGTAGAATTTCTAAAGAAAGACGGATCAGTTCGCAAGATGACTTGCACTCTCAAAGAGAATCTGATTCCAGCAAATCTATTTTCAAACAAAGTTGAGGATACTCCAAAGCGAGCTGTGCCTCAAGAATCAATTGCTGTTGTAGATTTAGAAAAGAATGAATGGCGAGCATTCCGCTATGATACTATTCGTTCGGTTTCATTTAACCTAGGTGGCTAAAATACATTATGAAATTTACTAAAGTTAATCCTGGTGCTGATGCAACTCAAATCGGTAAAGAGCCGACTTGGAATGCAGGTCAAACCTATGAGCGCATTGATCTGATGCGAGCATTGACTTGGTACAATTATTTTTGTGATAATAAACAAGCGAAGAATTTTCTAGTTGATTACATGACAAGTGTAAATCGACCAAAAGATGAAATTGCATTAGTGGTTGCTGAAGGTAAAGTTCCCAATCAAGTTGGTTGGATTGCTCGGATGCTATGCATGGGATATGTTCCACCTCCAGAAGTAAAAGAGCGATTCGTTAAAGAATTCAAATCGATTCTTGTCTTAGCAAAGAAGCAAGTTAAAGATACTGTAGTTGATGTGCAGCCAGTTGTGCCAGTGCATACAGTATCAATTCAAGATCGTATTAAAGAAAAAGCGGAAGATGAAGTCGGCGAAGTCGAAGGGCTTGTTGATGACTACATCACCAGTGGATGCAAAACATCAATTGATGTTGGTGCATACTTCAAAGGTAAGAATCTATCTACGGTCGTTCTAAATCGTATGTGTGAATTCTTCATTCGAAAAGCTAAAGAATTCGAAGATGTGATGAACTCAACCGACGCTGATATCAAAGAAGGCTATTCAAACTTTACAAAGGTTCAACTGCGTAAGGTCAAAGAATTCTACGATTCATTGGTCGCAGAAACAAATCGTAGTGCAGTCGCAAACAAGCCAATTCGCAAGAAGCGTACTGTAAAAGAGAAGCCTGCGTCTGCGGTTGTTGCAAAACTAAACTACTTGCAAGAATTTGTAGAGTTAGGATTGAAGTCTATTGCACCAGAAAAGATTGTTGGCGCTAGTCAAGTGTGGGCTTACAACACTAAGACTCGACTGCTTGGTGTGTACAATGCAGAGAATGCAAAAGGCTTGACAGTCAAAGGAAGCACTCTACAGAATTTCAATGCAGAAACGTCTATTGGCAAACGACTGCGAAAGCCTGAGGTGACGATCAAAGAACTGCTTGAAGCTGGTAAAATCAAACTCAAGAAAATTTTGAGTGAACTCTCCACGAAGGAATCTTTGTTGACAGGTCGCCTAAACTCTGATACCATCATTGTTAGGGTAGCGTAAGAAATGGAAGAATATATCATGGACAACAAAGAGTTGATTGAAAAGTGGATTGTGTGGTTGAATGCTGAAATCAAATTCGGCATTGCAACCGATCTTGAAAAAAAGCATAAGCGAGAATTGAAAGAATTCCTAGAAGGATTGTTATGATTTTGATGGATATGAATCAGGTTATGATTTCTAACCTGATGATGCAGATAAATTCAAATGCATCAAATGCTGTTGACGAGAATTTGATAAGACACATGGTGCTAAATAGCATTCGAATGTACAATGTTAAATTCAAAGAAAAGTATGGCGATCTAACGATTTGTTGTGATGACAAAGGTTATTGGCGCCGAGATTTTTTTCCATACTATAAAGCAAGTCGCAAGAAAGACCGAGAAGCATCGCCGTTTGATTGGAATCTAATATTCGAAACACTTAATCGGGTCAGAGATGAAATCAAGGAACACTTTCCATATAAAGTTATCCAGGTTGATAAAACAGAGGCAGATGATGTTATCGCAACACTCTGCCACAAGTATGGCACATTCATCAAAAACGACACGACAGAGAATATACTCATTCTATCTTCAGACAAAGACTTTTTACAATTGCAAAAGTTTGTCAATGTCGAACAGTTTAGTCCAATGGCGAAGAAGTTTCTTCGAACTAATAGCCCGTCGGAGTTTCTAAAAGAACATATCATTAAAGGTGATCGTTCTGACGGTATTCCTAATTTTCTCTCTTCTGACGATACGTTTGTTAGCGAAGCCCGTCAAAAGCCTGTAACAGAGAAAAAACTAAATACATGGTTGACTCAAGAACCAGAAGCATTTTGTAATGAAATCACATTGAGGAATTATCGAAGGAATGAACTCCTAATCGATCTATCAAAGATTCCCGATGAATATCAAAGCAAAATCATAGATACATACGAGACAACTCCTAAAAGAGGAAAAGAGAAGATTTTTAATTATTTTATTCAACATCGCATGAAAATGCTCATGGATCACATACAGGAATTTTGATGGACATTAGTAAGATGACATTGCCAGAGTTGTTAATCCATGTATCTGGATTACCGACAGAAAAGAGAACAAATGCTCTCAGGCAAATTGCGAACTTAACACCAGACTTAAAAACTCTTTTGAAATATACATACCATAAAGATGTAAAGTTTGATTTGCCTGAAGGAGATCCTCCATACAAACCTATGGAAACTCCAGAAAACATGGGACACAATCGATTGCCTAGGGAAATGCGAAAGTTTCAGTATTTCTT